TCTGCTTTTTTCTTTCTTTTTACTTTCAACAACTGATTGGCCATTTTTAAATTATGGATCTCTCTTGTATCAATAGCATCTTCTAAATTAATATCTTGTTTAGATAAAGCCATCTGAATGTTTTGTTCAAGCATAGCTTTTTGCTCTTCATCTGGAGACATTTCTAAAAATACACCAAAGTCGTATAAGTAAAAATCTTTTAGATCTTCTAATATTCTTAAATTATATTTACCAATCTGCATAGCAAATTGATTTTTAAATTCAGAATATTGCATTACGTCAGCTGTTCTTACTACAATTCCTTCGGCCAGTCTTTTAGTTAAGTATAAACTTCCATTTAATATGTGTCGAGTAGCGGTATTAGAACTTAATGCTGCTAATTTTTGAACACCTACTAAAGCTTCAGGATTCGGAGAAGAAGCATCTCGAGCTTCATTTAAGCCTGTAACTGTACGTATCATATCTAAATAATGATTGTAGTTACCTATCAGCATTTGAAGCTTACCAGAACCGCTGCTTGAAGTAAGTTGCGATATAGGTTGACGTGCATTGTTAAACTCTCCATCTTGGGTATAAGACCTACCTACAACACTACCTGTTTGGAAATAAAGACGTAAAGCATCTTCTGGATTATAAGCGTTGCCTGTTCCTAAATCTACTTCATTTAATCCATCAGCATCAATATATACACCATCTGGAACTACACGAGAAACCACTTGTTGTATTTTTAAATGTGTTATTTGAATAAGGTCTGCAAAAGGAATCATACGTCTTACTAAAGACTCATAGTTTCCTTTGTACATTCTTGGAGCAACAGCAACATAATTAGGATACGCAAACTGAGAAGCCGACTTTGGTCTAACCATGTTTTCTGCAAGTTCCCATTTCAACATAATGTTTGTACCCATTACCATTATACCATCATACCATACTTCTATTTTCTTTTCTACTCTTGCAAAATTTCCTTCATCCATCATTTCTTGAGGTGGATTAAAGGTGTCGTCTTTAGCAACAACTTTAAAAGTTCCATCAGACATTTGTTTTTTCTTGTAAACAAAAGAATGAGTGGTCTTATAATTGAAATATAACAACGTACATGTGTCTCTATAGAACATAGAGTTTTCGTAATATTGCGATGTGTTATAATAATTATACCAGGATTGACTATACTTAGCAATCTTATCCATATCTTCATTAGATATATTTGGATCTATCTTAACAAGTTCAGCCATGGGAATGGTTTTTATTTCACCCCAATAAAAGCAATCTTTAAAATAAGGATCTTCTGTATAGCTGTATACAACATTTGCAGGGTCAACATAGTCTAATTGTATTCCTTGCCCTGGTAAAAATTGATGCTTAGCCATACTAACGCCAAGCGTCATTAAATCATAATCACATCTTTTTCTTATTTCTTGATATTGATTCTGATGTAGTATAGTGTCAATCGCTTCTTCAGCTGCTATCTCTATAGCTGGCTTATATTTAAGTTGCATAAAAAGTTGTAACTCTTCTTCGTTACCAGGCAACTCAGACTCTTCAGTTTGAAATACATTTACTCCAAAATCTTGTTCTATTTGTTGCAACAGTGGTTTAGCCACCATTTCACTTTCAATACGTCTTTGGAACTGATCTCTTTTTTCAGCAGACATAGCGTCTTCTGCAAAAGTTTTTACTTTGAATAAACGATCATTTAAACCATTTACTACAATGTCTACAAATTTTGGTATTATAGGAACAGGTGTCCAGTCCAAATTTAGATAGCTTAAATCGCCATCAACTGCAATTTCGTTTTTGTATTTAGCTACAGATTGTTCTCCACGTGCATAAAGCCTCAAACGATTGAACTCTCCCCATTGATCAAAAAAACGACACGAGCCGTTATCACGTCTAAACCACTCATATTGTATAGCCTGTCCAACTTGGAGGCCATACTCCATTGAATCTTTTTGTTTATCCGAAACAAACTGATCTGGGAAAGCGGCTTGATTGATTTCTATTTTTACCTCTTTCATCTATTATTTATTCTACTGTGAGAATCAGTGTTGTTATATGTTGCAAATTTAATGCTTATTTTCCTCATTTCTTTTGACGGTGTATATAAGTGTTTTTGATTAGCCATAATTGCCAACCCTGAACTAATAGACGCATCAAACCTTGTTCGGTTAGAAATGTCAAATTTAGCCCAGTCTTCAAGGGTTCTTTGAAAATACATATCACCCATATCTCCTCTGGTCCTATATATACCCTGCTGATCCAGTCCTACATATTTTTCTATGTAAGACTCAATAGCTGCTGCATGCGATTGCTTTACGTCTTCAGAAGTGTTTGGTATACCACCTAACTCTTTTTCTGTTTTTGAAAGTTTAGAATAATTTTTATCAGGTCTATTTAAACAGAAGTCTCTGTAACCTCTGTTTTTAAAATGATATAAAAGTCTTGGTTTGTTATTCTCGCACAAAATAGGCATACAATAAAAAACACAAGCCATCAAAACTTCTTCAAAAAATATTTCGGCAGTTTGAGGTCTGGCAATATATTCCAGGAAAAAATGATTACTTGGCATTTCTTCCATAGAAAATTTTGTAAGCCCATGCAAAGAACCGTTAGATCCTTTACCTACTACTACTCCTGAAATATCGTAAGAGTCGCAGCCAAATGAACCTAAATGTTCATTGCCTGGTAAAAATCTACCACTCTTTTTTATAACATTATTTTGCAATGCAGCTTTCGGCATGTAAGTTACAAAAAATCTACCTCTTTTATTTGGAGTCCAAATAACCTCTGAATCCTTTATTCCGTTTTTCCAACTAAAAGATCCTTGAGTAATAAAATGATCTTTTATGAGGGAGTCATTATAGTCTATTTGTTGATATATTTTAGTTAAGTTAAAAATAGATTGCTTGCTCTCGTCTCTAAATGCATGAGACTCTGAGCGAGGAAACTGTCTATAAAATTCATTTAAAGCATCAGGATCACTATGCAGCGATTCTACTTCGTTTTCCCAATACGTTACTGACCCTTGAAATATATCTTCGCCATCGATTCCTTCTACTGCGTTTTTTGGAGTTTCAAAAACAGGCATCCCATACCTATCTATAAAACCCTCCATGTTCCATTCCATAGGAATGAAAAGTGAATATAATCCGCTTTTAGTTTGACCATTCGAGTTTCTTTTTTTTACATCAGAATCATAATACAAATGTTTAAAGTTTCTACCGCCTTTGTCTAATGCATTAGAAGTAGAGCCCATCATACACTTACCTATAACTTTGCTACCAAGACGCAAACAAGTTTTTGTTACACGCCAATTGTTTAAAATGTTTTCAGGCTTTTCCCATTTACCACTTTCATCATGTATTAGTAACCTTAACTTCTCACCATCATAGCTGTTGTCAGAAGTATTTTTCCAGTCAATAGTAGTATCTAATCCTTCAAGCTCTTCTTCTTCCATTTCAAACATATTCTTTTTTGTAATCTTAGAAGCAGGAACTCTAAAGGCTAATTCAGTTTTTGGTTTATCCATACCGTCTTGTATGGGTTTAAAGAAAAATGGATAGTTGTTAGATATAGGAACAACTTTGTCTGTAAACATTTTTTTGGCATCCGATCCAGTTTTTGACAATATGCCTACACGAGAATCTTTAGCAAGTGTGGCTATATTAACACATTCTTCTGAACCCATGTAGGAAAAACCTGAACGCCTTATCTTTAAATAACAAATCCCAAAACTTCTTTTGTCTGCCTTACAAGCTTCCCAGTATATATAAAAGATTCTATTAGCTTCCCGAAAATCAGGAAGGCCAACATCAATCTTAGTCCATTGTAAATACATATAGTGAGACCCTGTTATGTAGGTAGGTACACCATTGTTTGCAAACCAGAAACCATTGTCCCTACGGTTAAACTCTTCTTCTATATAGTCAACCCATTGTTCCTTGAAAGAGTTAGGCATACTGTGCCATACAAAAATTGTGGGGATTCTTTTTAATTCTTTTGGATATTCTTTAGACTCCCAATATTGTTCT